TGGGGGTCCTAAGCGGAGGTTTCTCAGCTATGGGACTGTGTGATAATCCTGATAAGCAGCGTGGTAAGCACTTCAGAAAACTGAAGACGTCTACCGGTTCCGGAAAACAATCCGGACACCGTTATCGTGGTAAGCCCAAGATGGTTTATCGCGAGGGTGATTGGGTAACCAATCCCGCGAAGTTAGGTTTCACTCTAGGCCCTGGTCCTCGTCCCGTCCTCTTCAAAACTGAGGAGTTATGGGACACGCACGGGTATCTCCAATTGGAGAACCCCTGTGCGCATGAGAAGTTCGAGCTCGGGAGTGATCCTTCCGAGATTCGGTCTATCGCAGACTCTGAAGGTGTAATTGTTGATTTCAACACATCCTTTTTGAGTCCCCGCGATATGATCCGAGGGAACATGCCGTGTTTCACTTGTACCCAACTCGACGAACTCGCGTTCAAGAGCCGGGACAGAATTACACAGGTCCTCCCTACCGAGACGTCTATAGCCAACTTTATCATAGAGTTGATACAGATGCTCGAAGGGAATATATTCAAGATCCGGAAGTTTTCCCAGATCTGGGTCCATGCGATGCAGGCGTACAAGCGTGAGCTTGAACGTTTGCTTAAAAACGGGACCAAGTATGCCTCTGCGAAGTGGCTAGCTTGGAATTTCGCGATTAAGCCTGCTCTCAAGGACTTGAAGAATATCCTATGCAGCATTTCAGAAGCCTACAAGCGGATGAAGTGGATGCAGGACCACAACCATAAGTACTTGCGAAAACATTATGCAAGGACCGGACTCCAGAAGATCATGGATAATGATCAATGGGATCCTGTTGCGGGCAAGACCTTTCAACAGCAACTAGCTTTTGTAAAGGGGATAGTTCCCACTACTGAAGGCGTGAACGGCCCGTACTTTCTAGAGGTTCACATGGACTATCTAACGATAGACTATGTGGCGAACTCAAATCTCTTCCTTGAGATTCCTGATCGTTTCCTCGACGGATCGTACGGTATCGGTATACTCTGGGGCGCACTGATGGGATTACACAATCCTGTCGGTATACTTTGGGAGGCAACTCCCTGGTCGTGGCTCATAGACTACTTCCTAGGCGTTCGTAATCGACTCTTTGAGACGATGTACGACTATAACCCTTATAATGAGGGCGTTAGAGTCATAGGAATGAGTCATAGTTACAAGATCAAGGCTGCTGGCTCTGCTCGTATTATCAATACGGCGCATAGCTTCACGCACCAAGAGCTCGGTAACTGGGTATATGATTTGTACCTTCGAACCCCTGACTTGCCCTTTTGTGAGCAGTCAGAACGCTTCCGTGTACCAAGTGATTGGTATCACCACTCGATCCTCGTTGCGATTGCCGGACAACGTCGTCACTGACCGAACCTGTCAATCAGCTGGAGTGATACTCCAATTGTCGTGAGACAATAACATGTCCACATGGGGGGTTACTAACCCCCGCAAAGGAGCCAAACATGGCATTCGATAACAGTATCTCCCTCGTCTCGGATCTAGTCACGTACGCTTTCGTATGCACTTCGCGTAATGCGCAGGGCGTCGATTACGTTACGGATGACTCCACCGCTTCCGAACAGCTTTCGCTGCGAATCCGACACAACACGGCTGGTCCTTCTTCCCAGAAGGGGCAAGCGCCGGTTCGGAGACACAACGTGCAGTTCGAGAAGTCTGTGTTTAACGCAGACCTCGCGAAGCCACAGCGAACTACAATGAACTTCACGTTCACTGAAGATCCTGGTGGTGGTACGGATCTTGCTGGATCACCTGTCCTTCTAATGGATTTGCTCAAGGATTTCCTTGACTCCACCGTGATGGGCAAACTTTCCCGCAACGAGGCTTAACGATGGCAACACCACCGTCTGGCATCAAGAAGCAAACAGGAAAGAGGCAATGGAGTTGGTGGGATAAGCGGAACGATAATCGCCCGCCCAACCTTCCCAAGGACATTGTCGATTTACTGAATGCGCTTAATGCGCGCGTCGAGTTTTGGAAGATTTTCGGCAAGTAGCCGATTGTCCCCAGAGCTGACAGCGCCCCGTTAAGGCATATCTAGAGATACTGTAGCCATGCGGAGGATCTACCGTGAATAACGGAGACCAGAATAGCCGCATCGAGAAAGTTCTCGGTGTTATCCGAAATCTACTCGACGATATAGCCGACATGACTGAGAGCTTGTCTCTCCGCGGTGAGATTTGCATCCCCTTCGACCCTCGTAAAGAGTCTCTAAGGGATCTTGCATACATCACCTCGCGCACACATTCTGAAGGCATCGAGTTCCTCACTACACAGCTCCCTAGGTTAGGGAAATGGTATGATACTCTCCTTGCCGAAAGAGATGGGACGCTTCCTGTAGGTTTTAAACCCTACTACCATGTAAATGGCGGGAGTGTTTGTCCTCTCCTCTGTCGTACCTTATGGTACGTCATAAAGAATGAGTGTGGTTCAGTCCCAGTAACCGCAAGGTTGATACGCGGATATCGTTCGCTATTCTATCTTGTTTACAAGCTAGAAATGCCAATTGGCCCGGACCTCATCGCTGAGGCCTTAGTCAAATGGAGGTCAAATGAAGAGGAAATTGAAAGTTTCGATTATCCTGCTTACTTTGATAGCGACATCGATTACGCTCGCGGTATTATTTGCGACGTACTCGAAGGATTGGGAGAATCAATCTTCACAGATTACTCTCCTCGTCACGGTCCTGGGGCTGTGGCAGGTGGAGAGGACTCGGAAATGAAATGGGCAACCGCCCATACCATTCCGTCCCTCCACTCCGTTTACCCGTGGTACGACTTGTACGCCGGGTTTCGGTCCAATGGTCGAATCTCACCAGCCTTATGTGGCGAAATCATCGCATTGAAAAAGCGATCTAGAACAATCGAAGCAACCTCCCGGTTGCTTTTTGTTCCAAAGGATTCTCGCGGACCTCGCACGATCTCGTGTGAACCAAAGGAATTGATGTTCGTACAGCAAGGGGTAGGTCGGAACTTGATGCGAATCTTGTTCCAATCTACCAAGGGCCGGATTAACTTCGTGGAGCAATCGGTCAACGCAGACTTGGCTTTGGCTTCGAGCCTCAGCCGTGAGTACGCTACGATCGATCTCCAAGATGCATCCGATAGAGTGTCGACGAGGCTAGTGACACTTCTCTTCCCAGACTGGGCATTGAAGTATCTACTAGCTCTACGCTCGACAAAGACCTTGCTCCCAGATGGAACAGTGTACCAACACTGTAAGTACGCGCCAATGGGGTCAGCATTATGCTTCCCTATCGAGAGTGTAGTATTCTGGGCGCTTTCTGTTGTTGCCGGGGTTAAATCCGGCATGACGGAAATGGATGCCAAGGCATCAACTTATGTCTATGGTGATGACATCGTTGTCAAAACCGAAGTGTATAGCGAACTGCTACGCATCTTCACCCGCTGTGGACTCATCGTCAATAGTGGGAAGTCATTTGTTGAGGGTCCTTTTCGGGAGAGCTGTGGCACCGACGCCTGGAAAGGCGAGGTTGTCACACCCTTCAGAGTCAAAAAGGACATATTTCGTCGATCCCTCGACGGTCTCCTCGCTACTGCCATATGCGAATATGTCAGTACCTGTTTTCAGACTTACTATCGGAAGACAGGCGAGTACTTACTCAGCCTCGTCACCCCTTACACCGTTGTAAGGGCTGACGTTCAACTGGGCTGCTTAAGTGTTGTTGATCCGCTTGCGTTTGATTGGTTAACAACCGTCAAGCATGGGCGCTCAACAAGAGCGTGTCGCGTCTGGATAGAAGGTTGGGTTCTAACGAACTCAAAAGAAACCTCTAAGCTAGACGGCCTTAGCCGGCTGCTGAAGAATCAATATGGTTCTTGGCAGGAACACGACCCGTCCGCGGTTGCAGTACCAAGGTCTGCAAAAATCCGGAAACGGAAACTCTTGGTGGAGAAA